TTTCGCATTCGCTAATTCCTCAAACGCTGTCTTCGACCCTTCGCCAGCGGCGGAATGGTCATGTTCGGGCACTTCGGAAGCGGCACCGCCAGACGCCTTCTCCTTCAAATATTGGGTGTGATCGTCATCTGATAGCCCTGTGAGGGCACCGTGGTCGGTGACACCGCCACCAGCAGACGTAAACCCTTGACTCATGTAATCTCCGTCCCGTAGAAGTGGAAGTTGAGCGTTGCTAACGTTGCATACACTCGTATCACATCTGTCGCTGCCAACGTCAGGCCGACCGTCGCAACGAAGGTGTCGTTGCCAGGGATCGACAGGTCATAGTAAACATACTGTGATGTGGCGTCGGCAGCCCCTGCGACAGCGACACTCACCCGAGCAGTCGTCGCAGTAGCAGAAGTGTTGTTGATTACAATGCTTGACACGACCGTAGAGGTCGCCCCTGGCACCGTGTAAGCATCTGTCAAAGTGGTAGCGGACGGTCTGGACTGTGCCAGCACCTTATAAGTTTCAGCCATTTCTTACATTCCTCCTAATAGAAAAGCCCGTCGGAACGACACTTCGGCGGTTGCCGACGGTGTCGCCCATGATTGATCGCCACGCAGAAACGTTGTCGAATCAGCAGTGCCACTACCTAGTTCGTCGGTAGGGACGAGGGTCGAGGCGTCCAACGACGCGTAGCCGTTCGCTGAACTCTTCTCCGACTCCTGCTGATATTGGGTGTGCGGATCACCTGTCGTCAGATTTGCCAGTCCCGCATGGTCTATCTGTGCGCCATCGCCACCCGAATGGTCATGGGAGTCGCCGTTGGTGACCCCATCTGCAACCGCTGCATACAGCGTGTCGAAATACGTCTTCAACGTGGCCTTAATGTTCGCCCACGTCAGCTTCTTCTTCCCGAACGAGGCTGCCGAATCCTCCATGAGCAGCTCGTCCGCATCGACAGGTGTCGTCTTGCCTGTGACGGCGTTGATCTCCCCCGCCGTATCATCATGAATTGCGGTGCGGTCGAACCCGTCGGGGTATTCCCATGCGGCACCGCCTGCCCCGTCAGCGGCGATCACCTGATTGTCGAGTGCGGTGCCTGAGCCGAGGTCGGCAAGGTCAAGGTCGGAATGGTCGCCAGAGCCGAGACCCCGATTGTGGACTACCGTGTTCTGGCTGCCCGTCGGTGTGGCGTCGATATGACAGGCGATGTAATGGCCTGCGTCGGTTTGAGGTGCAGCACCGTTAGACAGGATTTCACAGCCGACAAATGTGGCACGTTCGCCGACCACGCCAACACCACCAACCCAGCGCACGCCGCTACTCGCATTCCCGTTGAACTGGCAGCCGATTGCAGTTAGTTTGGCATCTCCACCCTGTAACCCGTAGCTTTGAATGCCGTAGCGGCCGTTGGACTTCGCCCTAGAATCCCACATGTAAACAACGGGCCTGTTGGAACAAGCTACACCGTCAGAACTGTTGGAGTCGAAATGACAGCCTCGAATGTAGGCGGTTGACTCGTCTATCTGCGCGCCATGCTGACTGCCAGTCGAATACACCCTGTGGAGGTAGACAGTTGCTTGGGTGCGTTGAAAGAACAGCCCTGGCCCCGTCCCATCCGTAACGTTGAGATTGCGGAGGAAATATGTCCCCTGCGCCGCAGAATTTGCCTTAACAGCGCTCTCTACATTCTCATCGCAGTCCAACGTCAAATCTGACAGATGCACTGTCGGATCGCCACCCGTCACCCTAAACAGGGCCGCACCCGAAAACCCTGCTGCCGCCCTGACCGTCGTAACACCCCTCCCCAACCCCCGCAGCGTCATTGACGACGCGACATACTCCGACGAGAAACTGAAGACACCTTCTGATAGTAGAATGCGGCCGCCAGCTCCCGCCTCTGAACGGGCCAACACCAGTATTGCCTCGTCGTTGACACCGTCACACACATAGTCGGCTTTAGCCTTCGACGCCGCCGACGCATCAGACGCCGCAACGAACACGGTGGGGGCTGACACCACTTGTGATGCGGCAGGCAGCACCGCAGCCGATCCGTTCTGCCGGATGCTCGAGTGTCGCCGGTCGAAGGTGGCGTACAGTTTCCGTAGCGCCTCCAGCACCAGCGGACTGTCACCGGAACCGGACCCCGCGAACAGTTTGGAGGCGGTGATCGTGTCAAACCATCTTTCCCCGTCGTATTCGAGGGCGATAGTGTGGATGCGGCGGTCATGTCGGGCGGCTCGACGCCCCAATGTGTAGGGGACGGTGGAGCCGATGTCGAAGTCCCGGTAGGCGACCACTGTGTCGCCGGTCAACCTGACCTGAGCCGCCAACAGGTTCTCGATTTGGCCGTCGAGAACCGCCTCACCGATCTTCTGCGCTGTCGCCACATCACGTGCCTGTTCGGCCCGCAGAAAACCTTCCCGGCGGGGCAGACCGGACAGGCGGGCGTCGGTCACCTCCACATACACGCCGTCGTAGGTTTCAACAAGTAGATGGGTGATCGGTACCCGCCGTTTCCCGACGGTGCCGCCGACGATCCCGGCACCGACCACGATCGCGGTGTTGAGCCCGGCAGCTGGTCCGCGACCGCCCGGATTGTACAGTCTCAGCCGATGCGTCGGCGGGTTCGGTCCGGAGTCGAGCTCGGCGTCGGGGATGCGGACCAGGTCGGCTTCGTAGCCGCCTTCCTGTAGGTCGCCGACGACGTGGGTGCCTAGATGCTGCCCAGCGTCGGCCTGGAAAGCGAGATCGTCGGTGTCCCAGGCGTCACCGTTGGAGTCGAGCGAGGCGTCATAGTCGGATTCAACCCATTCGAGGGTGCCGCGGGTTTGCGCTGCGGCGACGAGAGTATCGGAGATGTCGCCTGCGGTGGTGCCCGGTAGGCCGGGATGGTATTCGAGGTTCCGGACGTAGAAGTCGTCGGGGTTGCCGTCTGACACGACAGCGAACCGAAGTATGAGCCGGTCGCCATGTTCGGGCTCGATGTCGATATCGGAGATGGTGATCGTGTTCCACTGGTTCGGGGTGACGGTGACACCCTCATAGCCGGCCGCACCGCCAGAGGACGCTATAAACCCCTCGTCGACAGTACGTAATACCAGCCGGAACTCGTCTGTTGCTGACGTGGTGTAGATCTCGACAGAGGCGTAGCCGTCGGAGTCGACATCGACATCGATGATCTGCTGGCATCCGATAAACGCCGAATTACCGACAATCTTGAGGGCTTTGCCGCCACCGGCGGCGGGGTCGTCAACAACCGCCATCGACGAGCCACCATGCACTCCGTAGACGTCACCGTCATAGGTCTGGGACTTCGTGTAGTAGGTGGGTGACGCCTGGCCGCCGACCACATCGTGACGGAGCCTGGACTCGCCGCCGGTCAAACCCGAGTCGTTGGTCTGTTGGAACAGATCGGTTCCGCCGGGGTCGGTGAAGACAACATGCCATGGGTCGTCCTCGGTGCCCGTCCCGGAAACCCTCACCTCGGTGACCGTAGATAAGCCCTCGAGCGCGGATTTCACATCGGATGCGGAGTCGCCGACGTTGATAGTGGCCGGCGACCCAGACGATTCGACGTCGATGGTAAACGATCCGGTGGCTCCGGTAGTGACCCATAAGGAGATCTCTTCGTCGGCGATCGTCGATTCGGACAGGTCGGCGTTCTTGGTGAGCGTGGGGGCACCCCACTGCCAATGGGGCGACCCGTCCGTCTTGGGGTGGACGGTGCCGTCGTCGAGGCCGGAGCGGATCTCCGGACCGGAGATGACAGTCATCGGTCCCTGATCTGTGAGTGTGTCTTTGGAGTCGTCGGCGAAGAACTCGAACACCGGATGCCAGCCATTGCCGTCGTCGTCGTCTTGTTCGACGACTATCAGGGACCCCTGATGGCTGTCTGGGTCGGACGGGTCGGCGTCGAGGATCAGTGAGAGGTGCTCATAGTCGGATGGGACAGTGATCGATCCGGTGCCGGGCACGTCGTCACCGGCCCGGTCCATCGTCGACACTTTTGTAATTGGCGGCTCACAGAGCAGACGGAACCCGGCAGCGTCGTTGGGTACCGACCAGACGGTGACTCTTCGTCTCATTGGCGAGCCCGGAAGTAGTCGACGGCGACCCCGACGTCAGAGGTGAGGTTCACGGTGGTGCGGGTAGGCCACTCCATCCAATATTCGGGGGTGCCCGAACCGAGGTCGAGTAGCGACATCGCCAGCGACCCGCCCTCGGTGACCTCCCGAGCGCCGACGTCGACTGTGGCAGCACCCGACGACCCGGAGATAGATATTTCGTGGCCCTGGTCGTCTGAGAGGGTGCCGTCACCGGCGAAAGTGAGCACCATGTCGGCGATCGGTGCGGATCCGCCGGTTTCGATCACATGGGATGTGTCCGACGCGAGCGAAATCTGGGGCAGCTCATGCCAATACGGATACGCGAAGACCAGCTCAATGTCCATGTACCAGACGAGAGCGTCACCGCCGATTTCGAGTTGGCGGCGGACCCGGGCGTAGTTTTGCAGTTCAATGGGGTCGGAGCCGGACTCGTCAGGGTCTTCGGGCAGGTATTGACGGACGTCGATGCGGCCCCGTTTGCCCAAAACTGCGGCCAGGTCTTCAAAATTTTCCCGCAGATGATGATACGGGGAGTAGGGCTGTTCGCCGTATTCGTCGACAGCGTGAATCGAGATCCTCAAGTTGAGGATCTTTTCGTCGGTGTAGGGGTCGTCTTCGTCCCAGGTGCCGTGCCGGAACGCGATTCGCTGTCCACTGTGACGGCGGGCAGCGACAGCAGCGGTGCCCCGCACCTTCTCCACCAAGTATCGGGTGCCGTCTAAGTCGAGGCTGTCGAGAGCGAAGGTGTGGTCTGCGTAGTTCATAGCTCGATATAGGGGGTGACAGCAGCGGACAGGGCCCGGGCGAGAGAGTCTTCTGTTTCGTCACCTTTGACCCCGTACAAATGGATGTCGCCGAAGGTGAAGGAGCGGCGGGTGTGGTCGTCGTCGAAACCCCGCACCGCGGACCCGGCGACTGCCGAACCGATCGCTTGGGCCCGCACCGGTTCCAGGGTGGGGATTGCAGCAGCAGCCATCGACAGTGCGGCCGCTTCGACAGTGCGCAGATCTTTCGACATGCCCAACGACAGGCCCTGGACCACGTTTTGGCCAAGTGCGGCTGTGACTTTCGACGGTGACCCGATGCCGAGCACCGATTTGATAGGCCCGGGAATTTTCTCTGAGACCCAGCCGCCGATTTTCTCAGCGAGCCAGCTACCCATCGACTTGATCCCCTCCCACAAGCCTCTCACGATGCTCTTGCCGGCGTCCCAGAGCAGCCGTCCCAGATCACCGAGAGCGGAAACGATTCTGCCGGGCAGGTCGGAGAACCAGGTAAGAACATTGGTGAAAGTGGTCGACACTGACTCGGACACGTTGTCGAGCGCCCCGGTGAAGATCGCCTTGATCGTTTCCCAGGCACCCTCAAGGATCGACGTGATCGCTGTCCACACCCCACCGAAGATGCCTTTGATGCCTTCCCACACCCGCTCCCAGTCGCCGGAGAGGATGCCTAACACGACGTCGAAGATTCCGACGATCACATCCAGCGCTCCTTCGATGACCCCTGAGACGGCTTCCCAAATGCCGGACAGGACTCCGAGGATCGTTTCGCCCCAGTCGTCCCAGAACGCGACGAGCCCATCCCAGATGCTCTTGATGACTTCGGCGACCCGGGCGAAGATCTCACCGATCGATGAGACGATGGAGCCGAGACGGCCACTTGACATGCCGTCACCGGAGAAGAACGACCCAACCACCCTGAACGCAGCGTCGACCCAGTCGAGAAGCGTTTCGATGTGGGGGGTGACCGCTTCGATCACGTTGCCCATCCCCTCGAACACTCGACGGGCGATCGGCTCCAACTTGACGAGCACCCGGTTTCCCAGGATGCGCAGCGACTGCCGCCAGTCATTGGTGTCGGCGGCGGCGGCGAGGATCGTGTCGGACCCGTTAGCGACCGTGTTAACGAGCTCTTCGACGTCGAAGCGTCCTTCCCGGATGGCTGCGGCCATGTCTGGGCCGGCCCTGGAACCGAACAGCTCAAGGGCCATAGCGTTGGCTTCCGACGTTGACCCGGCATTAGCGATCTCGTCTGTGACCCGGCGGAAAGTGTCTTCGGCGTCTTCGCCGTCGCGTGCCATCTTCCCCAACGCGATACGCAGCGACCCCATCACCAGTTCGGCGTTTACGCCTTCTTTCTCGAATTGGCCGATCAGCGCCGCCGAAGTCTCAAACCCGAATCCGAGCTGTCGGAGAGGTGCGCCATATTGGACGAGTTGACGGCCCAACGCGTCGAAACCGATGCCGGTCGCTTGTGACGCCCGAAACATGGCGTCCAATGCGCCTTCTTGCGCTCCGACTTCGACTCCCCAGTCGCCGAACACTCGGGTAGCAGCTTCAATGTTCTGCCCTAGGTCGGTTTTCGTGATCCTTGACAGTTCGAGGAACTGTTTGGAGCGGGCCTCGAGGTTGTCGCCGGTCAACCCGAGACGGGTGTTTAGGTCGGCGACAGCCTGCGCGGCTGACTCGGTGTCTGTCGGCACATCCCGAAATACGTCCTTGAACTCGGTGCGTAACCTTTCGAGGTCGTCGCCGGTAGCGCCTGTGCCGATCCGGATCGTGTCTGTGGCGTCGTCGAACACGGCACCGATGTTGAGTGCTGCAACACCGCCTGCGACAGCGGCAGCGATCCCGGCGACGAGAGCCCCGCCGGCGACGGTGCCGACGGGGCCAAGTTTCGACGCCAAACCGGCTGATAGTCCCCCGACGAACCCGGAGGCGAGACGCGGCTGCAGGTCAACGAAACCAGAGCCGTAGGTAGGGCCAGCCATTGTCTCACCTCCTCATCAGAACGCGGGCGAAGTCGAGCCATTTCTCGGCGGCGGTTTTCGGTCGCCGCTCGTACGGTCGGGGGATACGCAACGGTTTCCCCAGCTTGGATTTGCGCACCCCGCCTAGCCGGGCGATCGTTTTTACGACCTCGTCGAGTTTCTCCACAGCGGCAGCAGCTAGTTCGTCATCGACACCCCAGCCGTCATGACCCCAGATGCTGGCCCCGGCGGGGAGATGCCAGGCGAGAGCCACCAGCCGTCGACACGACACCTTGACCGGGTCGAGACTGTAGAACCGGGCGAAGTCGGCTTCGACCCGGTCCCATCGTTCGATCAGCCAGGCGAGGTGGTCGAGTTTCCCGAACCACCCGCCAATGCTTCACAGAGGGCTTTCAGGTCGGCCCAGCCCCATTCGTCCATCACGTCGTCGTGGCGGTCTTTGAACAGGGCTTTGACGAGGCCGGCGAGGTCTTCGGACTGGCCGAGCACCGCGGCCCGAACAGTGAGCTTGGTGCGGCACGTGTAGGTTTCCCCGTCGAGGGTGACTTGCATCCACTTGCCGGACGATTCCCGTAACGCGTGTGTTACGGCGTCAGTGTTCAGCTCGGTCACGAGCTGGAGTCGTCGGCCAGGTCGACACCGATGATCTTCACATAGCTGTCGTCGTCTCCGGTGGAGAGAACGTCGAATGTGACGGGGATCGGTGCGAGCCCGTCGCCGGGGAACTCGAACGCGCCGCCGCCGCGGGCAGTGACCTTCGCAGCCCAGATCCCGAAGTAGCGGGAACCGTCGACGATGCGCAGCAGCAGCGACTGGTTGGTTGGGACACCGGCTTCGGGGATGGTGAGCAGTCGCTCGGCTTCGTTGTAGGTGGCGTCTGGGAAGTACAGGCCCAGGTTGGTGGCGTTCCATTGCAGCAGCGACACTGGGATCTGGGGGTCTGTGACTCGGGTCACTGACCGGATCGGTGCTACCGCGTTCCAGCCGTAATGCTTCGTGTTGTCGCCCTCAAAACCTTCCGGCTGGGGGCCGTCCTCATGCAGCCACCCGGCGTGTACCCAGCCGGCTGCTTCGAGTGTGGCGTCAACCTCGAGGTCGTCGTCCGTGGGTGCGGCGGTCACCGAGGGTGCCAGCCATAGGTCGCCCGCCGACTTGGCGAGCGTCTGGTCTGCGTTGAGAGTCATAGTGCTCTCCTTTCTGCTCAGCCGTGCGCGACGGTGCGAACGGTCATCTCGTATCGGGGTCCTGGTCTGCCATCGACAGGCCATTCCTCGTCGGGTAGGTAGAACATGCCGAGCGGCTCCACCCGGGTTAGGGTGCCTTCGGTGTTAACCGGGTCGGTGCGGGGAGTGTCGTGCAGCAGGGTTATTGCGGTGTCGAGTAGCTGTCGGGCAGCGGTTTTCGTTTCGGCCCAGGCGGTCAGTTGGAGGTCGACGCGGGTAAGCCGGTTCGGCATCTGGCTGGACGGCTGCGGCGGACCGCCTGCTTCTTCTATTCGACCTACCGGTCGGGTGACGCCGGCAGGGAGATCGGCGTACCAGTTGTGGCCGGCGTCTCGGAGCAGGTTGACGACCAGGGCGACAACATCGACCATCAGCCGGTCCGGTGTGCGTCGAGCGCCCGTTTGACATACCGTTTCGCCGGTGTGTATCGGCTGCCGAACTCGACGGGGATGGCTGCGGCACCACGGGGACCGATCCGGATTGCGTCGTCGACACGATTGAACGTGATACCGATTTTCGCTGACGTCTGGTTAGCCTGCCGGGAGATGGAGGCGGCTACTTGGGCGACAGCTTCCCAGGCTTGTTCATCTTGGAGGGGGGCGTCTTCGTTGACTGTGATCACGTCTCCTCCTCATAGGTGATGAGGTCGGCTTCGTAGTAGCCGTCGCCGGTGCGGGGGTTGATGTGGTGGCGGGGCACACCTTCAATCTCGTAGCTTTCGCCGTTGGCGAGGTCGAGTCGGTCGTGGGATGTGGCACCGAGGTCGGCCGTCCAGAACCCGATGTAGACAGATCGACTGTCGGGACGTTCGGCTAGCTCGTCGACTGTTTTCGGTCGCCGCCACATGGTGAACGCTACGGGGGACTCTTCTACCCATGTGGGGGTGCCGTAGGTGTCGGCGGGTCCGGTTTGGCTGCGGGCGTAATGGTCTGCGTCGAGGGTGAGAAGCCGGGCAGGGATCATGCGTCGTCCATTACAGGTAAGCCTCTGCTTGTGCTCGGCCTCTGATTTTGCGGGTGGTGCCGTCGGGGAACCGCACCTCATACCAGCCGCCGCCGAGTGGACGACCCGACGTCGGCCACTGACTGGTGGCGTCATCCGGTGTGGGCCATTCGCTGGCGGTCGGGTCGGGGATCAGCTCGTAGGGATAGTTGAGGGTCCGGTCGGTTTCGACGGTCATGCCGTTGAGAAGGTGACGGTATCGCATCACAGTGCCCCCTCGAGCCAGTCGTCGCCGGCCGCGAGAGGCCCGGCGGTTTCGAGTCCTTTTCCTTCCGCGGAGCGGGTAATCGGCTGCACCCAGAATGTGGACTGTCCGGCAGCTTTCTTGAGGAGCCGTTTCTCGGTCTTGGTGAGACCGAGACCGGAGACGGTCGCGCGCGTGTACGAATAGGGGCCGAGAGCTTCTTGGCTGATGTTGTCGTCGCCGGCGGCAGCTAGAGAGAACCGGTGAACGATTTGGACCATGACCGCGGCGAGCTTCGATGAAACCGGTTCTGTCTGATCCCCGATCTCAACTTCGGCTAAGCCTTGTACATGGGCGACGAGGTCGGCGGTGACGGTGGCCGACGGGTACACGTCGGTTACGTCGGTGGGGTCGATCCATGCCATCGCTACTCCTTCAACTGTTGTCGTAGCTTTTCGGCGGCAGCGTCCACGTTCAGTGTCCGATACACCTTTTTCGCGTCTCGATGCGGTGGCCGTTCCCGGTACGTGTCATCTATGAGGGCTTTCCCGACTCGGGGATGAAGATGCTCGGTGTGAACATCCGGCAAATACTGGAGTCGACCGATCCGTGACGCGATAGTGTGGAGCCACGTGTCGGCACAGTTCCCGAGGATCTGATGTGGCACAAACCCGATAGTCCGAATCCAACGGTCGGAGACGAACCCGTGGGTGGCTAGCTTTTCGTCGTGGATGCCGTCTCTGCCGTAGACGAGACCGATCCGATCCGGCCAGGCGTCGAGAGCGGCTGCCACTAGCCGATCCCAGCCGGGGGTGCGGAACCGGATGTCGTCGCCGCACATCATTATGATGCGGGCACCGCGTCTGACAGCATGCTGGGCGGCTTCGTCGAATGCTCTACCTAATGTCACTCTCGAGCCGACCATCAAATCGACATCGTCGATGTTTTCGTAGTCTTCGAGATGCGGGTCGTCGTCGTCGACTCGGACTAGCGCCTGGACTGGTCCATCCGCGGTGGCCCGGGCCGATTCGACACATTCGATGAGGCGGCGGGGACGAGCCCGCGACGGGAGACTCAGCCAGACCATATAGCGATAGTCCGGTCCAAGCCGTCGTCTAGATCGACGGTCGGTACCCAACCTAAGACGTCGCGGGCTTTCGCCGGATCCGAGTTGAGGTACCAGACTTCGCCGGGTCGGGGTGGTTGTGTCCCCCATTCGATTCGGCCCTTGAACCCGGTTTTCTTAGCGACCAATGCGGCGAGCTCGGCGATAGTCACCGCGTTGTCTGGGCCGGTCACGAACGTTTGCCCGACCGCTGCCGGGTTGCCTATCACCGTCTGATACAGGTCGACGAGGTCGTCGATCCAGAGAAAGTTGCGGATCGGTTCGGCGGCTCCGAGCCGGCAGATGCTACTACGCAGCATCTGGGTGACGGTGCGTTCAACGACGAAGAAGTCGTTGTCGCGGCGTCCATACGTGTTTGTTTGACGGAGGATCGTGACATCCAACCCGTGCACCTCGGTGAGATACGCCAGATACTTTTCGGCGGCGACCTTGGCTACCGCGTAGGGGGCGCACGGGTTTTGGGGGGTGTCCTCTGTGAACGGGGCCCACGGTTCGGGGTGCCGGCCGTAGGTTTCCATTGTCGAAGCGAACACGAAGTGGGCGTCGGGGACGTGACGGCAGACAGCTTCGGCCAGATTGACCGTGCCCACGTAGTTGACGTGGGAAACGTCGGCATAGTCGTCGAAACTCCAGGCGACCTCGGTTTTCGCTGCAAGATGGATGACAGCGTCGGGACGCACCTTTTCAACGAACGCTGAGACTGCTGCGGGGTCGCGGAGGTCGGCGTCGCGCATGTGCATCGGGACTATGCAGTGGTCGAGGCCGGCTGCGAGCGCCTGACCGATGAACCCGGACGCGCCGGTGAGTAGGACCTTCATGTCTTTCATGGGGGTTCAGCTTTCATAGGGGGACCGGTTGGGGAACAGGCGGCGGATCTGTTGGCCGACGTGTCCCCGGTAGAAGCTCCGGTTGGACGTCGACACGAACATGGGTGGAAGACTGCAAACTCCGGTTCCGCCGACCTTCACGTCGGTGTTGAGCCGGTCCCCGCCTATGCCGGCGACGTTGCCGTATAGGGTGCGCTGCTGGATATCCATCGACGACGACTCGGACAGTGCCCTGTTGAGCGTCGAACACATGATGTCTCTGTCGATTTCCATCGGTATGTGCAACTCGTAGGACACCGGGTCGGGGATGCCCCAGGACTGCAGCAGCCTGGTCGTCTCCCAGATGCCTCGCCTCCAAGGGTTCGCCCGGCGGCGACGCTGCGTAGGCACCTGCAATGGGTGGGCCTGCTCGGTTGGTCCAAGATGGAACACCGGGATCCGCTGCATCGGTTTGAGGATGAAAAAGTCGTCGTTCATCAAGATGAACCGGTCAGCCAGGTCTGGTTGCTCACATGCTGTTTTCACATGCATGAGAGCGTTCCTGAACCGTGACGACCACCGGTTCGCTGACCGGAGATGTTTCACCCCTTGCGCCCAGGTGGGGCAGTCACCGACAATCCAGACGGTGCCATGAGGAATGTTCATCAGGGACCGCAGCGAGTATCGGAACTCGTTGTCGTCGTCGGTGCCCCTGTATGGGTACACGATGTCAGGAGGGGGGATCAGGTCCCCCCGATCCCCCCTCCTATCGGTCACGACCCGACGCCGACCTTGACGATCCGGGAAAAGTCCGTTTCGGACTCGTCCTCGTGGACGGCCGCAGCCCCGGCAAACGTTGACAGCACAGACGCATCCGACAAGACGTCGGGGTCATACTGGAAGATCTGCCGAAGGTTGAAATCGTCTGCCCTCACCGCGGCGGACGACGTAGCACCCCGCGGCGACAGCGGCTGCTTGTTGCCCAACACGAACCCGGACCGGTGATAGAACAACGCGGTGTCGTCGTCGAGGCCGGGTGACTCCACGAAAGTGAACCCGTAGAATCGGCCGATGATGGCGTCGCGCAGCGCCGACGCGCTACCGGACTCATTCACCTTGGTGAACTTGTCGACCGACAGCAACCGGGTGGCGATCGACGGTGACACCGCAGCCCACCGGTCGCCGGCGGGTACGAGGTTCTCGCTGAGCGCCTCACGGGCAGCGAGAACCGACGCTACGGTGTCAGCTTCGGACGCCGAAGCGGCGAACTCGACTGTCCCCGACGCCGATAGAGCGTTCATCACTGTGACCAGCTCATCCTCTGCACCGGTCGCCACAGACGCCGTCTGCGGTTCGGTGATTTGAGAGGCGAAGTCCTCGAGGGTGAGAGCCTGGTCTTCGTCGGTGATGTGGTAGGCGTCGTAGATGTGGGCGAGGCTCACATCGACGCCGACCTCGTTCTGGTCGTCGTAGGTGATCGACGCACCCTTCGAGGACTGGGTGCGGGCGGTGCGGGGGAGCCGCACCCGAACAGTGACGGTTTCCCCGTTCGGGGGTGCGAACCCTTCAACCGGTGCCATGGTGACGGTGCGGGCGAGCACGAGGGAACGCCGCAGCAGCGGGATCGCGACTCGGGCGATGCCCTGGGCGGTTAGAACAGCCATGAGATTTTCTCCTTATGGGTCGTGACCGCCGAGCAGGGCGGTCTTAGTCAGATCCGCCCGCGCGAGTAGATTGCCTCGGCGAGCTTTTCGGGGTCGATGTCAGGGTCCGTCTCCGGGTTTTTGCCACCGCGGAGGTGCTCGGTTGGTTTACGTCCCGGCGGCGTCGGCTTGCCGTCTCCGTCTCCGGGTGCGAACTCGGCGAACAGTTCTGCGGCGTCAGCTTCGAGGTCTTCTCGGGTGACGCCTTGGAGCCGTTTGGCCAGTTTCCGAACCTGCGATATGGGCATACCGTCGGGGGCTTTGTCCATAGCGACATCGAGTCGAAGCGCGGATGCTTTGGCTTCAGCAGCTTCTTTCTCGGCGGCGGTCCTGGCATCGGTGAGCTTCTGAAGCTCGGTTTTGTTGCCCTCTTCGATCTCGGCGAGCTTTTTCGCGGCCTCAGCGTTGGCTTTGGCCTGCTGCTCGTGTTTCCGGGCGAGAGCTTTCCACTTTTCCGCTTCGGCCTGCTGGTCGGGTGACGTGTCGCCTCCGCTGCCGCCGGGTTCGGATGTGTGGTCGGGTGGCGTGTCGCTGCCCGAAGGTGCTGATTCTGAATCAGCCATCATTTCCTCCCGTGTCGGGATGGACCGGTCTGCCCGTGTCGGGCACCGGGTTCGTTGCGGGGGCCGGAATCGAACCGACGGAACCAGAAGTATGAGTCCTGGCGGAATACCAATTCACCCCGCGCGGCCTTCGTAGGCTCGGCGGAAAGCGTTCAGGGGGTCTTCTGCCCCCTTGGCTGCTTCCCGGTAAAGGTCTGCGTGTGGTTGTCCCGGGAATGGGGCGTCACGGCTGTAAACGGGTTCGGCGGTGCATGAGCATCTGTCGTGGGCTTGGAACGCGGCGCTGTCTTCAGACCCGAAGACGGGGCCTCTACCGGCCAGCAACGCGCAGAACGCGCACGGGTCGCCGGATGTGGCCCGAGCCCAGCCGAGTGCCCGCCTGTCAGTTCGCACCGCCCGGATGACGGTGTCTCTGCCACCGGAGAGGACATGTCGGCCTGCGGCGGCAGCTGAGGACGCCTCTGCGATTCTGGTGGCTCTGGTGACGTCTCTGCCGGTTCTGGCTGCTCTGCGGATCCGGACTGGGCCGGTGACCGCCAGCGATGTGGCGACTGCTTCGACGTTGATGCCTGGACGGTCCAACGTTCCCACCGGGGGCTGTCCGATTTCGGCTATCCGGTACGCCCGCCAGTAGCGACGGGCTAGGGCAGCCGAAGTCGAATGATGAGCTGTGACGAGGCGGACAACCGCGGCGATCCAGTCGCCTGTCGTCTCCTCGAGTCGGTCAGGGTCCAGCAGCCGCCACAGGGGTCGCGCCGCTGTGACAACTGCGGCGTTTAGGCGGGCCTGTGTGACCCGATGAGACTCGGTGAGTTGCCGGCCGGTGACGGTAGCGGCCATCGTCTATTCGACCGGCTGCGGCTCGATCCCGCCTGTCAACTGTGCGGCGAGCGCCCCGAACGGGTCGGCCTCCTCAGCTAGCGTTTTCCACGCCTCCAAGTCCTGCTGTGTGACTCCAGGGATTCGCTCCCATAGCGCCTGAGGTGGCACTCCGAGCATCTGCGCTAGCTTGCCTAGGGCGTCGGCGGTTTGTGCCAGCGACCGGGACTCCATGTCCCGCCATCGCACCTCGGCATCGAACGCTGTAGCCCCATCAGTGTCGCCGGTCAACCAGGAAGCCATCCGCAGCACCTGCTCCCAGGCCTCCCCGAACATCATCTTCCGGGCTTCAACTTTCCGGCTGAATGATGATTCGGCAGCGGCTAACGCTTCGGCCGACAGGTTCGCCATCTGGCCGAGCAGCTGATGGGGCGGCACCTTCGTGATCGTCGCCATCTCCCGGGTGTCGGTTTCGTAGGCTTTCACATAGCCGTCGATCTGGGTCTCTTCCAATACCCCGAATTTGGCGTCTGGTGACTCGTTGACTAGCACTTCGCCGATCATCACCCGCAGCTTCGCCGCCCGTTTTTCGTCGTCGGTTTCGGGTTCCTCCATTCCGGTCGCCCACCGCACTTTGAACGCTCCGAAACGTTGCACCACGAGCCGATCGAAAATGTCTTGGTCGATGCGGGCCGCTAAGGGAATGTTCGGCTCCACCTCGCCTTCGGCCCGCCCATCCAGATCGAGGGTGTTGGCGAACCGGACCACCGGACATGCGCCAGCGTCGTGAGACTGGTAGTCGATAAACTTCGGTGGCGTCGCCGTCGGGGCGGACGCTTCCACTGACAGGCGGTAGATGGCTTCGGCGTCGTAGAGCTTCAGATGCCACACCGGTCGACCGGCGACCTTACCGGAGCGGCCAGACAGCGCATACATCGGCCACTCGTCCTCAGACTCGTCCTGATACCAGGCCATCATCGTCCGAGACGAATGACCCCTAATTTTCGGCATCGGTTCGCCCCGAAAGTCGACTCCCGGCACAATCGACACATAGGAGAGGGCATGAGCCATCGCGCCCTCATGGACAGCGAGTTGTCGGGCGTCGAGACTGTTCGCCTGCCAAACCTGCCAGGCCGCCGCGTTCTCCGGGTCGGCTTTCCGCCGGTAGCCGTCCACATAGAGCACCTCGGTAAACGAGGTGACAACCATTTTCAGGAACCGGTTGACTGCCCGGGCTTGCAGGTCCTTGTATTCTTGGGTCGACTGGGTCGGCATCCACGGTTTCTCGTTCTCACCTCGAAACCATTTATCAACCCGGTCGAGGCTGCTGCGGTTCGTGTTCCATGCGGGCAGCAGCTCGGCTACCAGGTCGACGGCGACAGACGGTTTCATCGGCATGAGCTGTCACCACACCTTTCCGGGTCGTTTGCCCTTTGGCTTGTCGTCGCCACGGTTGAGTACCAGCCGGCGAAGCATCCGAGCGCCAACGGCTGCCACAGCCAGATCGACCTTCCTCGACGACTCCCGGTGCCCCTTCCAAAGCGACACCCCGAACCGGTTCGGGTAGCGGCGGGCATTGCGGAGATGCTGGACGAGGGCCGGGTTCCCGTCGTGTGTGACCGCCCCATCTGCTATTTCGGAGACGAACCGTTCCGCAGCCCTGGTGAATGCTTCGATACGACGCGGCGACGCCATGTCCCACATGATCGAGTGACGGTCGGGGCCGGTCTGAATGGACCAGAGCCGGAACCCGTCGCCGTAGTCCCGGTGCCATCCGTCGATGATTCCGTCCCAGAACCCGGTCAGGTCCTCGTCGTCTTTCGCATGGGACGGGTCAGCGAAGAACGCTGCCACAGTGTGAGTGTCGAGTACGTCGCGAACGGTTTGATCGACGTCGTGGCGGTTGACCTGCCAGCCTTCCCCGCGGGCACCCGGCGGCCGCTGCCACACGCCGCAGGTGACGACGTGGCCGTCGGACAGGCGGCAGCCGGCAAACGCGGTGGCGTCGTCGGACTTTGCTCCGTCGAAGAACAGGACGAGCTCGTCGTCGACGTCGACCACAAACTCTGGGCGGGCGGTCGCCTCGATCTGTTGGGGTGTCAGCCAGGCGTCCTCAGCGGCTCGGATCTGGTTGTACCACCAGCGACGGGATCGAGTTGGCGGGTTCCGCGGGTCCAGAATCGAAGCGACGATCCGGTCGACGTCCAGCCAGGTCGAATCACCACGGATCGCGGCGACAACATGTGGGGCGACTTCGGCGGACATTGGGGCGTCGGGAGGGGCCTCCAGCGAGTCGTACAGGATGCCGGAACCGAGTGTGGCACCTGCGGCCATCATCTCCCACGCTTCCCGATCGCGTTGCGCCGACGAATCCTCCGACGGGTCATAGGCGTTAGTGATCGCCAGTGTGCGGGCTGCACCATCAGCCGATTTGGTGATGTTCCGTTCGATCACGTCGGCCATGTCGTGGCCCTGATTCGACATGTGCCAGTGATGGGTTTCGTTTTTGAGAACGAACGACGAGCGGGCCCCTTCGAGCGTCGCCGGTGATGACGTCACTGCCTGAATCAGCCGTCGATCGTTGAAGGCATGCACCAGCTCTTTGCCGACATGGATTCGGTATTCGAGTTTCGCCTGATCTGAGATCATCCCCGGGAACAGTCGCATCGTGTTTTTCGTCTGCTCCAACGACACCGCAGCGATCTGAACCCAGGCGTCCGGCACGTCACATGCGTGAGGTGTGCCGTCGTCCCGCCATCCGTAGAACCGGGCCGGACCCGCCATCTCAACCCAGCAGATCGCAGCACCTACCGGGTCTTTTCCCCAGCCTTTCAGACGCTGCAGAACACCGTCTCGGAACAGGAACTCACCGTCGTCGTCTAGGGCGTACCACCAGAGGAGAAACCGGGCCTGTTCGTCGGTGAAGCGCCACTGTTCCGTCCCATGCTGCAGCCAGATACCACAGTCGGCGAGGGCGTCCCATCCGAGACTGCGTTCGGGTAGCAGCCAGTGACCGTCGTCGGTCGTCTGCCATGTCGGACCCAGCGTTACCGGCGGATACGGCGACCCCTCCCACGGGAACACAGCCGGCTGTGACAGCCGCTCCCTGTAATAGTCGACGATCCGGCTGTGAAGATCGGCCCTGGCGTCGTGTTCAACGACACGGCTACGCGCCACGGTTCCAACGTGCCGCAGCCGCTTCCCGTGCCTGCACCGACCTCGGTTTCCGCGCCTCCCCCGGTTCGTCGGGGAGCTTCAACTGACCGAGCAGCTGACGGAGCGTCGATCGATGCTGACGGATCTCGCTGACAAGCGGCGACGCAACCTGCTGACCCATCGACCCGGACACCATCAGGTCCGACACCGCCAGCTCCCTCTCGAAGCGGTCGATCAGATCCATCTCTCGGCAGGCGTCCTCGAGGATCCGCAACTCGTCGGACCTCAAGGTGTACGTCTCGACAATCCGATCCCAGAACGCTGCGGACGCCTGGAGTTCCGGCGGTGGAGCTGCATGGTCGAGGGCGATGATCCGTTCGAGGTTCGCGATCAGTGTTTTGCGTGGCTTATGCCGGAACGCCTCAGCCCGAAGCTCGACCTTGGCTAGTTGAGCATCGTGGCCGACCCGTTCGAGGATGTCGACGATCCGATCAGGCACTAGGGACCTCCCTAAAAACAGTGGGTGCCGCACGCAGAATTCGAGCTGCTATGCGCACCGGTCTTCAAGTATGCGGGTGAAGGGGGTCACCCCCCACCTATCGATGAGCCGCCGGGGTGCGGTTCTTGTGGTCGGCGGCGGGTGTATTTGATGTGGCGGGCGTGGACGGCTTCGCTGGCTGTCTTGCGGCGGTGGCATGGGGTGCAGATGGCGGCGAGGTTGTTGTCGTCGTCGGTGCCGCCTTGTGATGCTGGGACGATGTGGTCTACTTCGGTGGCGAGGGCGTCGCATCGGTAGCAGCGGTGGTTGTCGCGTTTGAGGATGCGGCGGACTGTCTTAGCCCATCCTGGGGGGAGTGGTTTAGTCCGACGGCTGGTCATGGTCTCGGCACCCGCGAAGGTTTCGATGGTGGCGGGGGCAGGATTTGAACCTGCGACCTTCGAGTTATGAGCCCGACGCGCTAGACCTGACTGCGCTACCCCGCTGTGAGCACAGGTGTGGTGTTCTAGTCGAACAAATTACACGATTGCAAGTCGGTTTGTCAACGACCCAGGTCAGGGTAGGAAAACTGGCGGTCAGAATTGCGGGCGGTCGATAGTTTACGTTCATCGGTCGGCTGGTGTGAGTGGTCCGCCGCAGGTTGGGCAGTGGGTGAAGTCGATGCGTGACCGTCCGACCCAGATTTGTTTGGCGATGCGTTGATCGAGTCGGTCGCATTTGGTGTTGCGGCAGCGGACTTGTTCTGTGGGTGGTCGGCGTCGCTCAAAGTTGGATTCTTTGTCGTGACTCCAAGTTTGGAGTGCTTCTTCGAGTTTGCGGCGTAGCCGGTTGGCTGCGGCGCGTGCTCCGGGGTGGGTTTTAGCGGGGGGTCTGGGTCCTGGTTTGGTTCGGGTGTTGTTGTCGGCGGTGCTGTAGCTGGGTGCTGACGCTTCGTGTGCTTCTCGGAGTGCTTGGGCGATTTCGACGAGGAGGGAGTTGTGTTGAGTGTTGGTGTCGAGCTTGGCCTTGAGCTCGTTGACGGTGCGGATGAGGGTTTGGTTTTGTTGGCGGAGGGCTTCGGGGTTCATGGGATCTCTTCCATGTTCACGCTGTTTTTACTCACCGTCGTCTCCTTCCAGGATCTGTTTGACGCCGGCTGCTGGTTCGCCGGTGGGGTGTTGTGCGCATTGGCATGTTTCGGTGAGGAGGAGTTGGAGGAATCGGTTGAGGGTGATGGCGACGGTGGTGGGGCCGTCTTGTGTGCGGTTTGTGTTGCCGGGTTGTCGGATCATTTTGCGCCAGATGACGGCTGTGTTGGGTGTGCCGGATTTGTTGAGTGCTTTTTGGAGGGTGCGTGGCATGTTGAGGTTCATCCGGTTTTTGGCTTCGATGATCCATTCGTGGTTGGTGTAGATGCGGATGTCGCCTTGGTCGTGTGCGCCTTGTTCTGGGAGTCGTTCGGCGATGAGGCCTTTGGTTTGGGCTTGGTGGACTATTCGGGTTTCGAGTTGGGTGCCGAGGTTTTTGGGTTTAGTACGCATCGGGTAGGTCCTCCGGGTTGATTTCTTGTGCGCCAAGTTGCTCTTCGAGGATCTGTTGAATTTCAGTGTGCGCCAGCGCGCCACCCCTAAAGGGGTGTGGCGCACTGCGCACTACTGCGCCGTGCGCCGTGGCGCACTGCGGATCACTGGCGCACTGGTCTATGTGGTGGTGGAGGTTCGAGTTGTGAGCCCCCGACCGCGCATGAATCAGATATTCGGCGACTCCGAGACTGATGGCCTTTTTGATTGCGGCCCGAGAGTGCTCTGTGCGGTCTTTGAGCAGAGCGATAATGGCTCTTTGACTCAGCGGATCGTTTGACTCTTTAAGCACGTCGAGGACATCGTCGAGGACTTCTTTGACGGATGAGAGTTCCCGGCTCCCACCCAGATATTTGAGATGGCGGGTGTTGGGGTCGTAAGAGATTTCCCCTTCGGGGTATTCGACATCCCGGCCGAACGCTGACACGTAGCGGACTGAGTCGGGTTCGTCAGTTTTGCGTACTAGTCGCCATTCGACGTCGGGCCAGTCTCGGAGCCGTGAGTCACCGCGGGATCTTTCGCCGGTGTGTCCCATGTGGTGGACGACGAGTCCGTCTCGGATGCCGGCTTGGTCGCAGAGAGTGTCGAAGGCGGTTAGGAAGCGGCCTGCTTCTCGGTGTTCGTCGAGTGCTAGGGCGTCGAGGATGGGTCGGAGGCAGTCGAGGATGATGTATGCGGTGCCTGTCAGTCTGGTGGCCCATTCTTTGCGGGTGGTTTCGTCGAGGATGTCGAAGGTGCCGGCCCGTCCGCGGAGTGGGATGACTGTGATTTTGTGGTCGTTTACGATTTGCTGGTCGGCGAGCCATCCGTCGATTTGCCGTTCGGACATTTCGAAGTCGAGGATGGTGACGTGACCGCTGACTATGGGGGTGACGGGGGCGACACCGAGCCAGGGCTGGTTGTCGACGAGGCAGCGGGCGAGGTTGCCTGTGAGTGTGGTTTTCCCGGCTTTGTATTGGGCTGCGAGGAGTACCCGTGTGTCGGCGGGTTGCCATCCTTCGATTCGCCATTCGATTGGCGGATGTGGCCGTGTGAGCCGTTCTTTGAGGGTGAGGATCGCTGGGATGGGCTGTGGGGGGCTGGTTTCTTTCTGCCATCGCCGCCGGGCGGTGTCGCGGACTCGGAGCTGGTCGAGTTCGGCTTCGACTCGTGCGTCGAACGTGTTGGGGGATGATTGGCTGCCGGTCTGTTGGGGCTGCCAGATGGGGATGGTGGTGGTGACGGCTTTTTTGCGGGCTCCGTCGACCATCCGTTCCCACTCAAGTTCGGCTTGTTTAGGTGTGCGGGTGTCGCCGAGGGCGTTGTGGAAGTCTGTTTGGAGCTGTTCGATCCAGTGGTCGGCGCCAGGCCATCCTCGTTCTTTGAAGGCGGTGAGGGCCATGATTCCGCCGAGGGCTGCGTCATGCCGACCGTAGGTTTCGGTCATGCGGGCCCGCCATTTGCTGTAAGCGGTTTTCACCGGGTCGTTGGGGGTTGTCTGATAGCGGTCCCATTTGAACGGTGCCCAGCAAGAGCAGTCTTGGAGGATGTGGTCTAACCATGCCTGGGGTATTTCGGGAAAGTTTGAAGGTTTGGGGATGGTGCCGTTTTCGACGGGTTCCCCGTTGGGTGTGATCCACCGGTATTGTTCGCCTTCAGGGTGGACGCTGGGGGGGACGACAGCGTACCGGTGGGTGTGTTGGATGATTTCAACACCTGAAATGTTGGGGTCGTCGGGGTGGACGAGTTTGCCGGGGAGGACGGTCCGTTGGGAATGTTGGAACCATCTGATTCCTGACAGTCCTGCACGACTGGTGGAGATCCATGTGCGGGGTAGTTTCCCGTGTGCTTCGGTGGTGGCGGTCATCGTGTCGGCACCGGGTTTGTTGTCGTAGTCGTCTACGTCGAGTCCAATAATGTTGGGGGGGAGGCGGAGGGCGATGTTCACGTCGGGCCGTGTGCGGGTCCATTCGACTATTTGTTCTTCTGTGGGCCAGGTTCCGTCGTTGCCGGTGTAGCCGGTGGGGGGGTGGGTTTTCTGTTGTGGTTTGGTGCCGACGGGTAGGGGACCTTGCCAGCCGTGGGTCATGTAGCGGAGTGCAGCAGACTTGTAAGGGGTCATCGGCTGCCTGTTTTCCGACCGTGCCGGGTGTTGTCAGGTCTGATGTCGATGTTGCGGGAAGATAGTTTCGCGATGATGTTCGCTGAGTGGAAGATGAGTTCATGGTGGGAGCTGCGGTAGACGCCGCCGCACCGCTGGTTAGCGACGACTGATTGGAGTGGGCCTGTAAGCCGGTCGCAGGGCCACAGGAAATACCATTCGGGGATTATCCAGTTGCCGTTGAGGTTCCATGTGGCGTGGGTGTAGTCGATGAGTTGGCAGAGGGGCGGCCCAAGGTCGGCCCCTGATTTTTTCAGTTCTACACCGATCGGTCCAATGTTCCATCCGACCTTCCGAAGTTGGCTGGTGGGGACGAGTATCCGGTCGATTCTGGCCGTGCGATACTGCTGTGATGGCCGATAATGCTGATATCGGCCTTCGACTTCTTTGTACATTCGGAAAAGGCCGCTCAAACGTTCGATCAGCAGGTCGAACGCCTGAGCGGCTTCGGTTTCTGTAGTCCAAAACCCCGACGTTTGTGCCGAGTTGAACGCCGGGGTTATGGCACGCATCGTTTAGAACGGGTCCTCTGTGTTAGCGACCGCCGCGTTTTGTAGTCGGTGCGGTCCCCGTTTCACATCCACCTGGAACACTTTCGCGGGTGCTTTCCCAGGTCTCGCTTCGGACTGGCCGGTGTACACGATGCGTATCCGGTCGCCTTCCTGTGGTGCTTTCTCCGCGAGGGCTGCTTTGAGTAGCACTTGTCCAGCGGTGAGGGTGCGTTCCTCACCTGAGTCGTCCTCGAGGATCAGTTCGGGGCATGGGTTGCCGTTGAAGTCGGCTCCTTGCCGGATCGTTTTGATGATTCCGACAGTCTGATCGCCTACTTCGTTGAAGGCGATCCATTCGCCTGTCTGTTTGAATTCGTCCCAATTGAATGTCACGTTTGTGTCCTTCCGTGTCGTTTGACTATCGGGAAATTAAAGGGTTTACCAGTCGTCGTCTAACACGACGGTTTGACTGTCCGATCGGGCTCCTTTCTGTGTGGTTAACGGTTCGGTGAGGCTGTCACGTTTCCGCCATTTGCGGACTTGTAGGGCGAGTTGGACAGCTTCCCATCCGGCTGCGATATCGAGCTTGTGGATGGTGCATTCGCCTTTCCCGACGGGTAAATGGATGAGGAGTCCGGTCTGCAGATTGATGGTGGGCATCGGCTGATAGTCGGTGCCGGTCCACCGGTGGGTGGCGTTGGCGTAGATGGCGAGTTGGAGGGCGGTTTCGTTCGCCCCATATGTGACGGCACCTTCCCCGGTTTTCAGATCAGCGACATACAGGTCGGGTTGTTGGTGGATGGTGACGAGCCGGTCGACTGTGCCCGCGATGTTGAGGTCGACGTTGACGACGATCTGCTCGACCCATTCAGGGTGTACCCGGATTTGGGCGTCGATGAGTGCGTTAACATACGCTTCAATGTCTGATGACCAGGCGGGGGGGATGTCGAGGTCGTCTCCGAGGTCGACACGTTCGGTGAGACGGTGGAATGCGGTGCCCAGGTTGGCACCTGAGCGGGCTCGGGCTGCTTCTTGGGCATCTTTGACGATCTGGTTGAGTTGGGTGCGGTCGGCGGGGGTGCAGGAAACGGCTAGGGCGTACAGGTCTTGTCGGGCGGCGATCCCGAGGACAATGTTGCGGTTG